AACAAATAGATGGGTTGAGTTCCATTTAGGATTTGGAGTATGGACATCATTTATAAACCAGCGTTTAAATTGCCAAGATCGTTTAGAACCTGGGTTAAAGACTACAAATATCTTTCTTTCTACGCCTTTTGTACGTAAAGTGTCAATTACCTTTATATATTCTTCTTCTGATGGTAGTTCCTGCGCTTCATCTATGATACAATGAGTTATAGATGATAATCCTTTTCCTTTTGCAGATTGAGTCGCGTCAGCTAGCCTAAAAGAATGGGTTATGATCATGTTTTTGTTTATCTTACAACTGAGCTCTTCTCCTTTTATATCTACATATTCAGTAAGGCCAAACCTCTCTAACATGTCAAGTATGTCTCTATAAATTGACATCTTTACTGATCGTGAAGTATACCTTGAAATCATACCTCTGAAGAATTCATCTCCAAATAACTTCATTATAAAATAAACGGCAACTTGTGTTGATTTACCTGACCCTCTACCTCCAGTAATTATAGCATAAGGCCGATCATCATGAAACAATGGTCCAAAAGCTGGCAATATTCTAAACTCCTCAATCCGCTCCATTCAACCTTGCCTCCTTAAGCTTCTTTTTAAACTCCCTTCTTGCATTTATCTCATCCAACTGCTCCTTTCGAATTCGATCTCCCTCTTCCCTACTTATCTTATGAGCCTTAGTAACATCTAAATTATGATTGAAACACCAATACTTGTAAAATACCTCGTTTGAAACGTGCCCATCAGGACATAAATAATAAGTCTTACGCATCTTTTCTAAATTCTTAACCAAGATCTCCTTATGTGCAGTACCTTCCATCCACTGTCCTCCATGCTTCTTACCTAAAGATCTGCAATGCTCCTTACGAGCAGCTCTTACTTTCATCTCCTTTGGAGTCAAAGTCGTCTCCAACTTAACAGCATCAAAGGTCTTTACTGCCTTACCGAAATTCTGTGTTTGAAAATTAATAGTCAAAGTGTCATTGTCTGAAATTCCTAAATACTCCCTAAGCATTCCAATAGGCTTATTAGTCATAAATACCTCTGTAATACCATTCTTAGTAACTGAGTAAATGATATATACCATCTTTCCTGGTTTTTTCATCTTATCTGATTTGCTCTGCATGTCTTCTTAAGTTTTGATATGACGCTAGTCAAACAAGAAGAACAAGTTGTGATCTTCCTATTCTCTCCGGTTACGTCATTGTACAATGAGTACAATTCTTTTAGCTCACTTGGATTAAATGAACTTTTAAAAGCCAACCTTATGTTAAAGTCAACTAACCTTTGCAATAATTCTGCTGTCATGTTAATAATCTATTATTTTCTCTATCATTAAAGTGAATGCTCCAGCTGCAAACATCCCAAGTATAGACCAATAACTAAAACCTAGTGATAAGGCTATAGCTAACGTGATCCATTGGGACAAACAATAGCTACAATTTAGCGGCTTTCTTACTAATTGCAGGCTTAACAGGATTGACAGTAGTTGTAATGTCTTCTGGTAAATCTGATTCCTCAACAACGATATCGTCGATAAGCTTACCATCAATGATATCAGCAAGAGGGACAGTAATGTCACTAGGCTCATTCTCTTCGGTTATTTTTGGTTCAATATAAACTTCTTCGAAAAAATTTCCATTAAATACGAATACTTTCTCCATTTTACTTGATTATTTTATGGCTTAAGATTAGCTCTTAAGTACTTTTTTACTCGGCGTACTGTCAAACTAATAGAAGTTCTAGGTATGCCAGTCTTTTTTGCTAAGTCTGTGTAATTCATATTACTTGCAATATACAAGTCAAATAATGATTTGTCATACCAATCTAATTTGTTTAGCAATCTATTAACTTGAGGTACATCTATTGTATCTTCAGGTTCTTCTACTGATAAATCTAATGGCAATTCTTGATTTCTCTTTACAAATTGCTTATAAAATGGTCCAGTTACTGATCTATGCTGAATCATCATTATTTTTACTAGATAAAATCTTGCAGCTCCAGCATCAACCACCTCTTGAGCATCTGCTTTACCTGATAATTCGACAATTGCATAATGAGCTAAATCCATATACGTATCTGCATATCCACTAATCTTTTTTGCTGCTTTTATTATGTCATCATAATCCATTTTTAAATACTCTGAGTATGTCATTCATGTTAAGACTTTTTAATGCGTCCTCTATTTTATACTATGCCAAAAGAAAACGTACAAGTTTATTTATACGTCAACTTTTGCAATTTTTGTGATTTCAAGTATTTTCTGGTAAAATTATCTTAATTGGTTGTTCTAAGGTGATAGCATCTTCAGATTTTTTTGGTAAAACAAATGGAGATAACTTGATTAAAAAGTCCAAAGCCTTAGCTGGATCCTCAGCAGCAACTTGATCTAACCACCTTTGAATATTCTGAGAATTATTGTCAAGTAAATCACAATACTTTTCTTTAATTCGTCTGGTTGTCTTGTGTTGTACTCCCTTTACATTTCCGGCTGGGTTTCCCGATTGACCCTTTTTGAACATCTGTCTCTATTATTTTTTCGAAGTATTCCTTCAATAATTCGGCATTCCTAATCGATTTAGGATACGGAATTGATAACTGTATTTTCTTTTCTTCCATATTCATTAGTCTTCACAGCATTCATCATCATCATCTATATGAGATAAACCTAATGCATCTGATATGACTTTATGTTTACCTCTATTGAAATACTTACTCTTAGTTTGTATTCCTGAAAAATAAGGTGTTCCTTTATCTGGTAGCATACCATCCAATAATGAACCACTTGACCATGCTGGGTAAAGATCACTGTTATTTTTTAAGTACAATTGAAGTTGTTTTGTGTAAGATTCAGCAACTTCTCTAGTCTGTTGTATTAAAAATTTCAATTCATCCAATCCTATATTCTGTGCACCTTCTGAACCTGGTTTGAGGACTGATTTATTAAAGACTTTGTAAGATAAAAACGGTAAACAGTGCATCATTGCTAAGTTACAAAGCATAGGTGCAATGTAATTGTCAAGTATAGTTCGATTTGCTGTAGTTAAATTAGAGGTTAAAACTTGAGATTTTAATTGGTTGTAAAACGTAGATCCAAGATACTGATGCAAATAAATGTCTTGACTCTGAAGTATGTAGGGTGATAAATCAGTAGGACTGACGGAGTGATGTATGCTTGTAAATGCTTTGAGTTTCTCCTCTGATACGAATAATACATTATACGATGCCATTAGTTAATTCATTATTTTCAATTTTCACTGCCTTTGTTGGATCAAGACCTCTGGCTAAGCAGTATCTCTTATAATGTGGTCTTGATGTTATCTTCCCATCTGGGCATAGCATTTTTGTTTTATTAAATAGTCTCATAGTTGCTATTCCTCCAACCTTTCCATCTAATGTCATTTGCTCTTTAGTTCTACCACATACTCCTACTTTCTTATCTGCTGTTGATTTTCCTCCAATTAATCCTCCTTTTCTTGGAGCTCCAGATAATACTGAGTTTGCTACTTCTTTAGCTGTCCATTTATATCTATTTTTGACTGATGCGTAATATGGTTGTGTATTATCATATTTAAAACCATATTCTTTTTGGTAAAATCTTTCCATAAATGATGCAATGTAGATACAATTAAATTTTGCAAGAATATTATAGTTACTAAAACTTTGTTGTTTGACTATTCTGTGTTCAGGCTTAGTTGTACAACCAATTTTAACTCCCGGAATCTCATAAATGTAATAAGTTTTGTCTGTCATAATGTTTGTTTTTATATTATTCTACTTCTTCTGTTACGATTTGAGCCTCAATAAGTCGATTAGGTTCTATTTGTAAATCAATATCTGATGTTCCGGTGTTGTAATCAAAAAGTTCATTAAGAACTTTTAATATTGGTTTTTGCATTGGTTTAATAACAGTACTTAAAAAATGCTGATAAGATGTTTCGATTTCATCCGCATTACTTGACCATCCTGCTCCATCTTGATAAAGACCTAATAACAAAGGAGATGAAATCCTATGTGCTGAAAGTATTCTTGAAGTTATACGTTGTTCTAAAATGACATAAAAATCTGAATTTGCAGCTTCAATAGGTACAACTTGAGGAGCATGCTCAGCATCATCAGCAAAACTGATAAAAGCTTTACCGGCGTTATTCGATCCCCTGAACGAAGCATTTATTTCGTCGTGTATCTCTTCTCTAGTAGCTGGATCTGGTACTCCATTCAACAAACTGATCCATAATGATGGAGCCATTCCATTGTTGATGTTATTTAGGTGAAAGTTAGAAACTTCTATGTCCAACTGAATGTCTGATAAAGCTCCTGAATAAGAAGGTATTGGATAATAGGATGCTCCAGGTGAATAGTCGAAGAAATAAAGTATCTGAGATGGTTGCTCTAATGCTTTAGTCGGATCATACCTAGGATAGGACTTAGCTGGAAATTTTCTGATTGATGTCCAATCATGACTGAATAAGTATTCATCTGGTTGTTCAGTATCGAAGTTCATAGTTCCTGATCGTACTTTAGTAAAGTCCAAATGATAAAGATCTGTTATTGTTTCACCATCATTTGACCAAATTACATTTATTGCAAAGCCTGAAAAGATTACATAATCCAATACAATCCTTTCGAACAAGTCGTTCCAACTTCCATTTGTATTAGCTCTGTTCAATAAGTAATTTTTACTTTCATCACCTGTAACTAAGCCTCCACCAAATACTCCATCAGCTTTAGCCATGATACAGGTCTTGTTGATAGCAGATTTTTGAAATAGAGTGTTTATGAACTGAGGATATTCATTTAGGTCTCCGTACTTGATGAACTTACGATCAAAACTTTCTGAAAAAGTTGGGAGTTCCTTCCGAATCATATCGACTGAACTGAATGCATAAGCGTTTTGTTTCATATGAAAAGAATTTTTAGGTTTCTGATTAGTAGTTATCTTTACTTTCACTTTTGTCACTATTTGCTGTAAATTTTATTAGAGGACTTCTGTGAGGATAAAAATCTGAAGATGATAGTTTCTATAGCTTTACTATCTTATGAGGACTGAGATCATCTGAAATGATTAGGTACATATTCTAGCTGACTAAGACATACTGACCAAACTGACCAAACTGAGAAACTATTCCTGTATTAAAAAAAATAGAAATTCTGATTAGGAACTTTTATTCTGTACTCTTATATTCTGAAACTAAGAACTAAGAACTAAGAACCTTTTTTCCTAGTTCTTTTTCTTTTCTTTCTTTTTTAGAAAGAAGAAAAACGTGCCCAGGTCGTCCTGCACGGTATAGCTATCTGCAAAATATAAGTTACTCAGGACGACGTACCCGGTATAGCTATCATCCGGGGTAATTATATTTTGCACAGATAGATGACCCTAGCAATTGCACATTTATTTTCATATTTCTTTGTCAATAATGAATCCTCTTATACTTAATCATGTAAAAGACTTAAAAAAAGTACTCAGCAATGGCAAGATATTTCATCTATTCAATCGAATGTGACAATCAAACAGTTCTAGCATATCAAATAGCTAGAAGTCCAGTTAACAGAGTACTATCTCTTTCAAAAAAAGAGGATAGATCTACTGGTGAATATACTCTTATCATTCATACTTACTTTACTGACAAACTTTTGGCTAGAGAGTATGCAATTCGCGTTAATGTAGAAAAAAATGAATATTTAGAGAAATTGCACAAGTACCTCAGATAAATAAACCTAAAAGATTACATGTAGATTTAGAAGAAGATTCTCAGTTTACAAAAATAATGGACTCATGATGTACGATAATGTTGTAGTAGTTTCAGGTCGAGTTGGAGCATTTCCTTCTCATAAGTACAAACTTGGAGAATTAGATTTTTCTCATTTTCCATTCTATGTTACCTACATTGACTCTCTTCATAAAAAAGCAATTGATGGAACCAAGATTCATATTTTCTTAACTAGAAAACTCGCTGAAGAATACTACTGCAAGATCACAACCGGTCAAAATTTAAGAATTGAAGGTACTCTTTCTAAAAAACCATTTATCGATGATTACGGAATAAGTAGAGTTTCTGAAGTCATTTATGCCGATTTTATTACTGAAAAATAAACCTATTAATGACAGTATTTTCATACTATTCTAATGAATATGAATCTGATTTGTTAAGAGCTATGAGAACCTTAGCTCTTTTCACTCCACTTGGAGCAAACGGTTCACTTGTTCTACTTTGTGATGATGAACCTGATGACCTTGTACTTGAAGAATTACGATCATCATTTAATGCAATTGCTTTAACTAAAAGAAGCTTTGTAAGAGGTATAGAAACAGTTTTATCAGAAATCATAATGATCCATAATACAATTGATCTCCTATATGTAGATCCAAGAACTGTTTTTCTACATAATATGAGCATCAGTAAAGACAGGTCTACGTTCTTTTTACGTAAAGATAACCTTGCTACCACTAAAGTATGCTTCTTGAAGGCTTCGTGCGGCCTTAAAATGAACCTACAGCCTACGCGTCAATCGTCTCTTGTTGCCAAACTGAGTGATCAGATTTTTACTAGGTTCATCAACTTCAATTTTCTTATGAGGAAAGTTTTAGTAAATGGTGTTGAATTAGCGTCAAAATACCAATATGAGGCCGCACGAGCCATTCCTGGAGCAACATGTATCATCGATACTGAAGGTATTAAGCCAACCTTAGATAATTCACTCTCAAAGACGATCAATTCAGTTGATTCGCGATCATATGATTTCCTCTCTAACCCATTCGTTCGTAAACCTTTAAACCTAAAATTAGCAAAAGTAGTTAATGTTTACAGAATTCATCATGTAAATGTTCCAAGATCTGTAAGCTTTATAGTACCAGCTTGGAAGTCTGCTGAGTTCTTAGAAGAATGTTTAGATTCTATACAAATGCAAAGATGTTCTAAAGAAATTCTATTAGGGATAGACCGATGTCCTGAAACTTTAGCAAAACTAAATGAAATACGACATAAATATGAAAATCTTAAAGTGTATTGGTTTAGACAGAATTGTGGTCCTTATGTTATAAAAAATACATTAGCACAAATAGCAAAGACCGGTTTACTATGTTTCATAGACGCAGATGATATTTTAAATTCGAATTACTGTGATGTAGCTTTAAGCCATATTAAGAAGAAAAGTATGTTCAGATGTAGATTTACTAATTTTTATATAGATGAACCTAATAAATTAGAAGTATCAAATTTTGAAGCTTATGGACAAATACTCATAAACAAAGATGATTTTCTTGCAATTAACGGTTATTGGGGAGTTAGAGTTGGAGCTGACCAAGATTTCGTTCATAGGTTTTCTTCTACTGGATGGTATACTGACATACTTTGTGATGCTCCATTGTTCAAAAGAAGAATACATGATAACAATCTTACTCGATCAGAAACTGTTGGTATGGGAACTGACATTAGAAATGATATAATTGATAAATTTAAACAAAGAAGAGAAGATGGAGTCTTTAAGAATCTAAAATTAGCAGCAACAAATTACTACAAAAAAGTATGAAGCAACCTATAATCATAACTGTACAGCCAGATGTAGCTTATTTTCATTGGCAAATCGAAGTACAATTAGTTAACTTTCTTAATCTTGGAATTGATATGACTCGAGTTCATGTACTTTGGTCAACTATCGGAAAGGCAAGTCCTCAAGTAAAAGATTTAGAAGCTAGATTTCCAACAACTAAGTTTTTTTATTACAAAAGACTTACAGTACAAGATGGCGGTTACATACCAGTAATAAGACCAGACCTATTAGCTCAACATTTTAAAGTACATAGAGGATTATCACAAGAACCTATATTTTACTGTGATTCAGATATTCTATTCAGAGAAGTTTTGAATTGGGATTTGATGCTAAATGATGATATTTGTTATGTAAGCGATACAATTGGGTATTTAGGAGCAAAACATTTAAGATCAAGAGGTGAAGATTTATTTCAACGTATGTGTGCAAAAGTTAAAATAGACCCTAATTTAGTAATCGATAATGAATTAAATACAGGTGGTGCTCAGTACATATTGAAAAACATAGACTTTACATTTTGGGAAAGAATGACTCGTGAAGTAGTCCAACTATATCGTTTAGCTAATGTAGAAGAAAGAAATGTTAGACGTAGACTCTCAGCAAAAGACAATAAGACATATAATCCATTTCAAAAATGGATTGTCGATATGGTAGCCTTATTTTGGGGTCTGCTAAAAGACGGAAGGCCTGTCAGAATTCATCCAGAGTTAGAGTTCTCGTGGGGCGGTATGAAAATTGATAAATACTATGACTCTAAGATACTTCATAATGCTGGGGTGACGAGTAATGACGAGGGTAAGGTCTTTTATAAAGCTGATTATATCAAAAGAGATGTGTTCGCAGCAAACTTTGATAGCATAGATCCAGGAACTACTTCATTCATCTATGTTAATGCAATAAAGGATGTGTTAGAATATCGAAAAAAGATTGAGTATAGACCTAATTCGAAGATCCATGTTTTGACATAATATCTAAGTACTCAATTAATGGATTAACCTCTTTATTTTCAGTATAAGGTATATTTTGGTCTTTTAATGCAAATAAAGTATCATATGAATTCAGTTCATTAATTAAATAAGTAGTATTATTCTCATAATTTATCATACACCTATCTATTTTGCTTGAAATATCAGCTAGACTGATCATCAATAATTGATGAGCTTGCTCATTACTTTCTTCATCAGCTTTAGTATTTAGTATCTTATTGTTTTCTTGTAGCATTACCCAAACTCTTTCTTCCATTTTAGCTCGTTCAGTAGATTCAGTCTGTACAGTATTTACTGCAGTTTGAACTGATGTTATTGTTAATACTAACCAAGCGGCAAAGAATATAATAAATGGTAATGCAAACCATGTTATTTTAGATTTTAATTTAGCTATCTGACTATCGCTCATTTGATATTAGTTATTTTTAGTTGTATTCACAGTATTCGTCATCATCATAATTATTATAATAATTATTTCTTCCAAAAATTCTTCTGCCAGCACCCTTAACATCTTTATCTTTAGTGAACCAAAATCCTATCATTGCTAAAAATACTCCAATTGCTCCTAATGCTGATCCAACTTCTGAAAAAGAAGCTTTTCCTAAAAATACAAGAAGAAAAGCAACAATTAGTATTATAGCTCCAAATATTGATATTAAAGTAGTTTTCCAAGAGTTATCTGGCTTTATGTTTTTCCTTCTCTTATTTACAGGTATTTCATTTTTTGTTCCTGTCATTTCTCTTTATTTATTTAAGGTAATGGTTTTATTTCTAATCCCTTTGCTCCGTTTACTAATTGACTAATGCTCATTTCTGTTCCATCAAGTACTTCAACTCTAGGATAAACTGCATGATTTGTTGCACCTGCTGTACAAAAATATGGGCTATATAATCTTATTCCCATAGAGACTGCATCTGCTGTAAACATTACTTCAGGATTTTGTAATACTTGAGAACCAGTCATGTCATAAACACCAGTATCACCAGTTAAAGAACCAGTATTACCAGTATCCCAAACTTTGCCAAGTACAAGTCTCCATTCTCCTTCAGGAAAAGTAGAA